TCCATTAGGTGATCATCTACATCGAAATCCACCTCAATCGAGGGTAACTCCTGTGGCTCAGGTGGAGGCATACCGGACATCATCGCCTGCTGCATCATCATAGGATCAGGCGGCATCACGATAGGCTCTGAGGTAGACAATAGTTTAATCTCCTCGTACTGTTTCTGTCTATCATCCTCACCGGGAATGATGTAGTCTGTCAGCCCAATAGCCTTACGCAGATAGGGCATATTCTCCGGGGATGCGAGAGTTGCGTTAACCTGTTCGTTGTTCAGTTGGAACAACTCCATTAACGCATCTTTCTGCTGGTTCCACGAGATAGGCAGGTTCTCATTCGCCTCTAGCTCGATACTTCCGATCTTACCCTCAAGTTCAGCACGCCGAACGAAGGTATTTACGAAGTTACCGAACTCATCTCGCTCCACCTGCTTTTCGTCATCCTTCATTTCCTTGATATAGAGAGGAATTGCCTTGGAATACACGTTCTTCCACCAGTGCAGGAGCATCTTCCATGTGCTCTGCAACCTTTGGAGAGCCTGAGCACGGCTCATTGAGTATTCGGACGCCGTTCTACTACCTGACATCTGTCCTCCAAACAGACTTGGTAGGGCGCCAGAAACCATTTGCCCAATTTCTTGGATTTTTTGCGCAAACGGCAGGACTTCTTGGGACAGTGTAGCGGTTTTAACTTCATAGAATCCTTCACTCAGCGCGCGACCAGATTTCGGTGTAGCTGGGTAAATTCCACCCGGAATTACCTCACTATTCCGATACGCGTTGAAGTTTAATACTTTAGGATCTGCAAACGTCTGCGGAATTCCATGCTCAACAGTCTGAAGTACGAGCGATATGAGATCGTTAGTGATGTCTTGTACCGAAGTGAGAAGTAAGCCAATCGGATCGAAGTGAATAAAATCCGAAAGGGGATTCTGAGTAATAGTCCAATGATCATCAAGAGCTTCGTTACAAGCGTCAGCGACTTGATCATTGACTACCACCACCTTGCATCCGTTTGGATACAACTTCCTTAGTTCTTCGACTTCTTCTTCCTTCAATACGTTATACGCACTCGGTCTTAACCAGCAGTTTCGGACGGTGACGTTGTTGATGGGATGTTCGGATCGATACTGTGGAGATGTGCGTCCCCACTGCTCGTACAGATCGTAGTTGGAGTGACCTTGCCGAACAATCTTGTCACGAAGTTCTGGGTATTGTTCGAGTACATTTGCATAGTGCGTCTCGTAACTATAGATAAGGTAGTTACAGTCGGCTTGACTCCGCGCCCAATTGGGAACTTTAACAAATAGTCCGCCATATACCTCCATGCACACACGCGACTTGGGATGATCCGTCTCTCCCGTCAAGCGAGTGAACGTAACTGTTTGATTCCTCTTGTCTGGAATCACCTGTTGCGCGCAATTCTGGCACACTTCCATGCCAGAGTCCATCATGTAATTGATCTGCGCGTCCTCATCGTTAGGATCGAACTTAGCTTTCTGCGTATCCGATACGATGTCATCCGCCATCTCAACATTGCAGAGAGGGCACGTTGAAATCTCGTGTTGCTCATTCACATCTTCGTATTGCTTCTTCTTGTATGTCCCGTACTTCTCATCTTCCTTGGCGTAAGTGTAGCACGCGGTCATACCCTCTGTGCAGAAGATAAATAGTGCATGAAGCCACAGGAGGGGAGCGTCGTTATGCTTGAAAATGAGTGCAGCTACCTTGTCACCCGCCTTAGCGGTCATGACATCCATCGGATTATCTGCATCATCAGGATAGCAGATAATGGGAGGTACTGTGATAGAGAGTGCGGCTATGATAGATTCGAGGTATGCTCGGAATATATTAACCGGCTTGTCGTAGAAACCCTGATCTGATTCATCGGTACCAGCACCCACATCAGGCATACGCCAATCATGCGCAACCTCACTGAAATAGGTATGCTGTACGTTCTCCCAGAGTAACTTGAGTTTACGCCACTGTTTAATCTGTCTATCCCTAACAGCCCGGTCCTCGTCGTCAAAGTGGTCAATTATCTGTTTTAATTGATTTTTGAGTTCTTCTGATAGTTCTTGATTAGCCATGATTAGGAAGCCTTCTTCACTCTCTTGCTGTTACGCGATCCACCGATAGTTGATCCGAGAGCAGGACCGGGCCGACCGAAGTCAGAACTAATACGAGGCATACGACTAATCTTCTCCTCGTATTTTCCAGCTTCGTCAGGCTCGCCTACATGTGTAACAACATCGTATCCACGCCTAAATCCCTGATCTTTAGTAGCTGCTGCACGACCGGCTGCGATGGAGTTACCAAGATTCGGATTATTCAAATCCATACTCTGTTGGTAACGCGCACCGCCCTGAAATGAATTATTACTACGTGGTTGCGCACTTCCCACAGATGAGCTGGATGGGCCGATTCCTGTAGATCCACTCTGATTATTTGAACGTCGTGCCATGATGTCACCCACCGCCTGCGTACCGAGTGACTGTGCGAGTCCACCCCAGTTGGTATTCCTACCGATGTTACCGCCAATACCACCCTGCGATGGTAGGTCGTTACCTACTTGTGCAGACGAAGGTGAACCATTGTATGAGCCACCGAGTACATTCGATGCGCCCTTACCTACTGTAGTAGCGATTTTAGCAGCCTTACTTGCTCCACCAATGGCTGAACTCAGCTTACCAACCGAACCGAGTGCTCCTGTAGGTAGGAAAGAGGACGCCATACCAGCGTAATTTCCTACCTTACCTAGAACTTTATCGAAACTACTCGGCGCTAATCCCTTGGAGATGGCATCTTTCGCATCATGCTCACTCCATTTCTGAACTGCCTTATTCGCCAGTCCAGTAGCTGCGAGTGATAGGCCCCCTGTAAACGGTGCAGCCACGTATGGAGCTGCGGTAAGAGCTACCTTACCGATTTTCTTCAGAACATTCTTGAAGCCCATCTCTGCTCTCGTTTCACTAACTGAAATTCAGCGAATCGGGATATCAACGATGTTGAACGCTCGCAGAATCAGTAGAACAGAGAACAGAATCACCACAACCCTGATAATTACAATCATGGGAGGTGACATAGGAACGTAAGTTTCAAGCAGGTAGAGACACACGCCGATGATTACGAGCGTGATGACTAATGTGATCACTTGACACCTAATTCCTGTTCGAGTTGGGAGATTTCCTTCTCTTTTTCACGCATCAACTGAGCGGTTCGACGATCTTCCTGCTCTAACATCTGCTGTTTCACTCTCCACGGTACGAACTGTGGAGTGATGGGATGTAAATCCTCTGAAACAACGGATGGAGCAGGCTCGGGCTTCTCTCGGTCAAGTAGTTTATGCAACAATTCTCTACGCTCTACCTCACTCTTTTCGAGTTGGTCGCGGAGGATGTCACACGAAGTACAAGCAGGGACGAGAGAAAGCCCGAACCATTTCGCAAAAAGCTGTTTTAACATCAATTTCTCACAAACTAACTAACTAATGACGATAGCGGCCCACCGGCTTGACGGTATCTTCAGTTCCTTCTTCGAGTTTCGCTGAATTTCTGTAGTATGCGGTCCAATCGTTAGTAGCTGCTAGTTTCTGGACCAGAATTTCCTGTTTCTGAATCCGTTTGAACTCCTCGTTCGACTCATCGAAGAATCCCTCAGCCGCATCTACCATGTATCGGAGTCCATCGATGGGGTCATCCCCCTCGAACTCCATGATATCTTCGACGACTTTGTTATTCTTAGGCTTATCGTATGAACATGCCTTGATTGCTTCAATCAGCATGGGACACGCGCCCTCTAATATCTGCAATTTGGGGATATTAGTCTCCTCCTGCTGTGGGAGGAACGAATTCATGTATGCTTTGTACTCATCCATCCCCCTATTTCGCATAATCCACATCGCGTATTCCTCGTCGTATTCAGGCAGCTCCAACTGATTGATGAATTTGGGCTGCCATCTCAGATATTCGTGAATCAGAATCTTACCCGCCACACGCGATCCGGGTGTATTGTTGGATAACTCTATCGGTACCTTGAGTTCATCCTCAATTTGCTGCTGAATCGTGTGTTCCTGACCCCTGTCTTGCCCCGCGGATTTACAGAAACGTATGAGACGCGGATTTTCCTTATCGATGTACGCTTTAACATGAGGTGCCCACTCCGCTATCTTGGTTTTAGTCCAACATTGCTCGCGATAGATATACAATCTACGCGTGGGAGAGATGGCGCCATACCCAATCCACGTCATCGCCCTGAAACCCCAGTCGCCAATTACAATCTTCGGCCACCATTTCGGGATCTCGAAGTGCGGTACTACATGAATTGCATTAGACGGCTCATCCTCAAACTTATGATCTCTAAACTCGTCGAATACCTGACCCTGATACGCTTCCCAATCGCCATGTAACTTTGCCTTACGCTCAGCATCGATTGTGATGCCCTGTAGCGACTGGCGATACGTAGGGTCGATGTGCTTATTATCTTCTAGTGTGGAGTGGATGTAGATTCGCTTGTTTCCACCACGTCCGACGATAAGTTTTCCGCCACTCGGAGCTGGTTTAATAAACCGCTTATACGTCCACGTATGTCCAATGCCGCCTGGCATCCCTGCTGCTCGGATAATTGCAGGCAGTTCTGGCACAGGTGAG